TAACTCCCTTGACGATGCTCTGGTATATGACATCGGTTGGCGTATTATCGACCTTTTTGGTAAGGTTTACGCCGAAGGTTCTTTCGTGATTCGTGATATTTTCGTTTACGAACGCGAAATCGTGAAAGAAGCCTACTATGCCGATAAAATTCCCGAATACGTCGCGGACATCCAGCAGGGCAAGCGTGAAATGGTTAATTTTATGGAAGCCCGCCGCCGTATTCTTAACATAATGAAGCATTTTAACTGTCATACTGTCGCGGCGTATAACGCGAACTTTGACAGGAACGCACTTAACAAAACTCTCCGTTTCTTAACGAAGTCTAAATATCGTTACTTCTTCCCTTATTCTACCGAATTTGTATGTATTTGGAATATGGCTTGTAATTCGGTCTGCCAGCGTGGAGAATATCGGACGTTTGCCGAAACTAATCGCCATTTTTCCAATCACGGCAAGAACTACCGAGCTACCGCCGAAACGGTTTACGCTTTCTTAACAGATAACGCAAATTTCGCAGAGGAGCATAAAGGACTTGACGATGTAAAGATTGAATGTGAAATCTTTGTTAAGTGCTTTAAGGAAATCGGCGGCGTTATGGGAATAAATCGGTTGTGTTGGCGTTCTGTGCGGCGTGGGGCTCTTGTAGCCCCATGTTAATTTTATGTTAAAAATGCGGCCGGTCAAATTTTTTTTAAAGAAAAGTATAAAATAGATAAGTTTTATATAACTATTCATACTTATCTTATGAGGTAATAATATGAGTTTAAAAGATAAAATAAAAATAATAACTCAAATGGGGTTAACTCAAAAAAGTATTGCTAATAAAAGTGGCTATTCTACTATATATATTTCTCAATTTTTAAAAGGAGAAAGAAAAATATCACTTAAATGCGAAAATAATCTTTCTAATAGCGTAAAAGATTTATTAAAAGAAATGATGGAGGTAATGAACAATGAATAATTATTGTGTTTATATTCATATATTTCCTAATCAAAAAACCTATATAGGTATTACAAAACAACAACCAGAGGAAAGATGGCATAAAGGTAAGGGTTATAGTCTCAAAGGACAACCATATGTAAGGCACGCAATAGATAAGTATGGATGGGAAAACATTCAACATAATATTTTAGAAGATAATTTAACTTATAATGAAGCATTAGAAAAAGAAACATATTATATTCAAGAATATCATAGTTATTATCTAGATAATGGTTATAATATGAATTATGGTGGTACTATTTCAGGTAATAAGTTAAAACCTGTCAATCAATTTTCTTTATTAGGAGAATATATAAATACTTATAATAGCATTGCGGAGGCATCTCAAATAACTGGAATTGATGGAACCGATATTAGTCAAGCCATTTTACAACATCGTAAGACCGCAGGAAATTATCAATGGAAAGAATATAATGAAGAAGATTTATTAGGCATTAATCCTATAAGTTATACTAAAAATAGTGGGAGAAAAAAAGTAGCACAATATAAAGACGGACAATTAATTAAAATCTATAAATCTATACTTGCCGCGGCAAAAGAATTACATATAGATCGTGCCGCTATTAGCTTAGTTGCCAAAGGACTACAAAAACAAACATCAGATGGTTCAACTTGGGTCTTTGTTTAATTCTTTGTTAATTTTCGGGCCGGGCCAAGACTTTACATAGAATTAACTTGACTTTATATTTGAAATCTGGTATTATATATATAGAAAAGAACGGAGGACATTAAAATGATGAATTACACCAAGGAACAGGAAAAGGCTCTCGACGATTATCTGACGGTATGTATCAAAAACAACTATCATTGCCAACATTGCGCGAAGAACCATAATGACATTTGTTTCTTCGCTTTCCAGTGCTTCGCTAATGATATGATGCACTTTGATGATGGTGATGACTACGATCCTCTATGGCGGATAAGATATGCACAAGGCCAATAAGATGTGGTAATTAACCGCATCTTAACATCGCCCGGCCCGTCGTTTAACACAATCTTAACTTGACTTTCGGTATGAATAGGTATATACTATATACAGAAAGGGGCGGTAATAGTGACTAAAAAAGATTCTTTAACTGAGTGTAAGTCGTGGAAAATTCTTGCTCGTGCGCGCCATCAATGGCATACTAATTGGAGAGCAAACAATTTTTCTGCTGTTGGTAATACTCGTAGACGCGCCAGAGAAAAAGCATTTATGATGCTTTACAAAACCTTAACTTGATTTCTTCTCTCCCATATGTTATAATAATTCCAAAAAGAGAGAAAAACAAGATGAAGAAAGAAAATCAAGAACGTTCCATATGGGTTGGTTATCGTCCTTCCGTGATGCCCGCAAAGAAGAAGAATAAGAAACACGACCGCAAAGAGGGTAAGCAGATTTGCCGCGATGCTATGAGGGGAGATAAAGAATAATGATTGATTTTTCTAAATACAATCTTTGGTTTGAAGATTATTGTAAAGAGCATAATAAAGTTTTCAAATCGCAAAAGGAAGCAGATGAATTTTACGCCGTTTGGGTTGAAGGTTTTAATTGGGCTTCATACGTTTATTATTAAAAAGGAGAAAAAAATGATTAGAAAAGAATCAGACGGCAAGCATTTTGACCCGCACACTGGCAACCCCGAACCTATTTTGTCCCGCAAATGGTTGGGATTGTCCCTATTATGAGAATGGCATATGCTATATTCACGACCCGATGGAAGATTGCGATGATTGGGGAATGTTTTGGGACAGTTGGGAAGAATGGGAGAACAGTTAGTTCTCCCTAACTCGCCCGGCCCGAATTTTAACAAACATTTTACTTGACTTTTTGTAGAAATTATGGTATTCTATTTATAGAAAGTGAAAGGAGAAAGTCAAATGACAAAAGAGAAACGTCTTGCCAGTGCCGAATTCGATTATAAATTGACACAACTATTAACTGATTGTAATACTGATGATGAACTGTATGAGCGTCTTTGTTGGGCTTTACAGCGTATCAGCACTGAACTTTCTCGATTTACAAATTCTTAACTTGACTTCTCCCGTCGAATCTGCTATACTATATCCAGAAAGTGAAGGAAAACACTGAAAACCAGAAAGGAATAGCATCTATGAGTAAGGCTTCTCTCGAAACTGAAATTCGTAATCAGGTTCTCCAGACCATCATCGACGCCGTGAATCCTATCAGCGACATTCTCCCCGTTAGTGCTTCCGAACTCGCTCTCCCCGTCGTTGACAGCGAAGGTAATGAAAAATTTGCCGTTATCAAAGTGACCATTCCTCGCGGTGAGCGTGACGGTAACGGCGGTTATATCCCCTATGACGGTTACGCCGCCGCCGAAGATTGGAAGTTGGTACTTGCAGACCGCGCAGACAAAGCGGCGAAGCGCAAGGAAAAGGCGGAACGCGCCGAAAAGGAAAAGGAGCGCAAGCGTGCCGCGAAAGCCACGATTCGCAAACTGAATACCGAAGGCTTTAAGGCTCTTGTTTCAAAGCCTATTGAAGAGGAAGGTAATTAGCCTTCCTCTTCATATTTCCACACATATCCAAATGCAGATTTTCTACGACCTTTACAAACAGCGGTTATACTACTATTATTTTTTTCTTTGCCTAAACTTAAATTGGCTTCAACAATACTGTTATAAATATTTAACAACTGGCCGGTCTGTTTATCATACTGCCCTATTTTAACTTTCCAATGTTTTGACGAGAAAACAATTTCTATTTTAAGTGGGATAGAATCATTTTCTTTAAAACGCCAAAAATAATTTTGAGCTTTATTTCTTTTACCTTCACATACTGCAAAAATAGATGTAGGCGATTTTAAACCTACCGCATCAGCGGCCTCTTTCATACTTTTATACTCTTTAATAAAATTGCCTTTTAAATCATATTGCAATACTGGCGTATTCTTTCCTTGACTATAATAGGCTTCTCTATCTATTTTACTAATTAATTCTTTTCTATTATATCCCGCACCTTCTAAAATATTTAGTAAAGTTTTAGAAGAACAACCAAGATATTTTAAAGTGTCTTTAAAACACTCTCCATTATTTTTATAATAATCAATTACTTCAAAGTAATCATATTTACGAGAACCTTCTCCACCGTAAGTAATATTATATCCTTTATCTTTATTCGTAGTATCATATAAATGAATATAATATCTTTCTAATTCAGTCGCTTCTTCAAAAGTTAAATCGTCTTTTAAAATCTCACTATTAATATTTTCTAACCCATATTTTTTAATGGCATTACTAAAATATTCATTATAACCACTTTTCATTCTTTGTTTTAAACTATATTGAGTAATCCCTATATATTTTTTATTACTTGGTGTGGTATAACAATATACTTTCCACATAATACCACCTCCTTTCATTTAATAAGTAATATTATTCGTCGCGTTTCCGTGCTTTTTCTTCCAAAAATTATCTTTGTGTTAATTTTCGGGCCGGCCCGTTATTTAACATAAACTTAACTTGACTTCACACTTGAATTGGTATATACTATATATAGAAAAAGAAAGGAGATTTCATTTATGAACAGAGAAAAAATAATCCAGCGATTGCGCGATAATGGTTATCCCATTATTCACCTCTTTGGGAATTTGTATTGGGGTCGTGTTTATTCTAAGAATTATAAAAAGTTTTCTTTGTGGTGGTTTCACCGCTTTACAGAAGATTAACTTGACTTCTCAAACATAGTATGCTATAATAAATACATCAAATGAAAGGAGCAAACCCAATATGCCGTCTAATTCTCATTTTGATTCACTCTTTGCTATGACTGCTCTGCTTAACGACGCCGAACTCCATGCTCTCGCGGATAAGTGCCAGAATCTTATCGCAGACCGCGAACGCATCAAGCGTGAAGAATTGCGACAAGAATTGATGGCTAACCTCCAGCAAACCATTGGCGCAATTCTTAGTAATGGTTTTACTCTTACGATTGAAAACTCCGTCAACCCAGATTGGATAGTTCTGCTTCATCCCGAAGAAAATTGTCATATTGAAATTGAGTAGCGGTTCGCCGCTACTTTAATTTTATGTTAAAAACTTGCCCGGCCCAAAATGTTAACTTTATGTTAAATGACAAATTAAATACTTGACTTTTTCTGAAAATTCTGCTATACTATATGTGTTGAAAGGGCAAGGGAAGATTAAAGAAGCAAGCGCGCAGCTTCACAGAATCTTAACTTGACAAACGACAAGAAATCTGCTATAATAAATACATCAAGTGAAGGACAACACTTCAAACCAAAGGAGAAAAGGATTATGAAGATGAATTATGTTGATGCTCTGAATGTTGCTATCGCCACCATGACCGCCACTGAGCAGGATGAAACTACTGCGAAGGCCGTCGAGAAGCTTATCGCCATGCGTACCACTTACCAGAACCGTTCTGAAAAGTCGCGTACCCCTGTCAATCAAGAGAAGCGTGATGCCATTGCCGCGAAGCGGAAGGAAGCCACCGCGAAGGCTCGTGCTGAGCTTATCGCCACTGTTGCGCCTATCCTGCGCAAGCATCTGACTGCGGATGTCACCGCGAAGGAATTGTTTGCGAAGGCCAGTGCCGAACTGCCTGCGGACTTTACTGCCGCGAAGGTTCAGAACATTCTCATTCGTGAGATGAAGCCCGAACTCGTGCGCACTGAGCGTAAGAAGGGAGGCGATACCTATCGCCTCGCCTAATAGGAAGGGACGCAAGTCCCTTCTTTTTTATTTAACAAAGAGTTAGTTAATTAAAACTAACTGGGCCGGCTTATATGAATTATAGGTTAAGAAACTAGCCGGCCCGCAATTTAACACAATCTTTACGCAGAAAACTATTGACTTTTGCCGCGATTTCTGTTATACTATTATTGTTCCAAGGGGAGAGCGGAGCAAGTGTAACGACGTAATCGGCTTTGAATACCTTCCTACGCGCGGAAAAACGAGCCGCTCTCTCGGAACTTTACAAAGAATTAACTTGACATTACAGCGCAAAAGTGCTATAATGAATACATCAAGGGGAGCGAACGTGGCATCAGGGAAGCCACCGCGGTAAGTCGTAAGACGATTGCGTAGGCCACTTGCAAAAGAGGGTCGTCCCATGAGGGATGGAGTTCAATTCTCCCGCTCTCCACCAGATTATAACAGAATCTTAACTTGACAAATGGTT